CTGGCGCTGGCTTTGGCTTTGGCTGGGGCAGTGGCGATGGCTATGGCTCTGGCTTTGGCGATGGCTATGGCTGGGGCTCTGGTTCTGGCGCTGGCAGTGGCGATGGCTATGGCTTTAGCCCTGGCGCTGGCGAAGGCTAAAAATATAACCCCCTTGCTTTTTACGGCGAAGGGGGTTATTATAAAGAATATCAAAGCCGCTGTGACAAGCGCATTAACAAGGTACGCAAGACTTCTTTAGAGTAGCTCGGTTCGTACCGTCTCAACCATCACGGTTAGCCTTGTTCGGAATTGTCACCGAATCGGGCTACTCTAAAGGGGTTTTTTGTGGAAAAATTAGAATCAAACAAAATTTGGCAAAAATTCTTAATAAAAAATAAGATAAAGAGTAAAAGCCAAAAAGCCAATTTAATAAGAATTTGCAAAAATTATGGTATTGAGAAGATACCAGTATTTACAAATAACGAATCACAATCATTTATATCTAAAATAAAGTTTGAGGTCATGTCTGGCCTTGAGATAGATAGAGACTATATAGAATCTATGATTGTTAGTCATTTTAAGGTTGTTGACTATGTCACTAAAGATTCAACTATAGTTTTTTATAGGTCAAAAAAGTTTTTATCTAGCCAAACTTGGAAAAACATTAGATTTAAAGTTTTATCAATAAGCAATAAATGTCAATTATGCGGCGCATCTCCTGATGATGGTGCCGTCTTATCTGTAGACCATATAAAACCAAGATCAATATATCCAGAACTTGCCGTTGACATCAAAAACTTGCAAGTTTTGTGCATGGATTGCAATTCTGGCAAAGGAAATATGTATATAAAAGATTTTAGATAGAAAAATCGGTTCATTAGATGCAAGTACAGTTGACACCGAAAAACGCAACTGATCTGACAAGTAAGCTGTTTAATTCTGTATGTTATGCGCCGAAGCATTCGCATAGCTAGAGTAACGCCTAGCCATAGCATACAGACCTAAGCAGCTTATAAACAATAATTCAAACGTTACTAGTTACCCTAGGGAATGCAGCCAAGATTTTAGCAATCTGGCAGATGCCGCGAAAGCGTAACCCAAAGCATACAGCTACCCTTGAAAAAGGTTGTATGTGGATAGAGGCGGGGGACGTACTACTAAGTGCTTCGAGTAGTGCGTGAAACAATTTACAGTGGTGATGTGGCTCAGGTCATATCGGTGATAGCAACACCATAAAAGGCAGTTGATAACTACTAGTAACGAACCAGCATAAAGAATATTTAGAATGGCTAGGTATATCACCCTATTGCCTCTAAATGACAAGTATTGCCTAAAGAAAAGTGGAGAAAATTATGTTTATTGAAGATCAAGAAGTGTTAAAAGATATGTTAGATTCTCAAAAAGCCCTTACAGATTTAACGTCTGATGAACTTTACATATTATACAAAAGTCGCGATATAACTAGCAGGATATTTACAGCAGTTGAAAGTGAGATTTTAAGAAGGATTGATAAAAATGCTTACGGTTTAGCGGCCAAGAATGAAAAGTGATAAGCAAAAAAAAGAAGCATATAAGAAAGGTATCCAAGCTTACAAGGACGGTTTGAGCATGAAAGATAACTATTATTTAATGTTACGTTTAAAATGCTACTCTCTAGCCAGCTATTGGGACAAAGGCTATATACATCAAAAAAATAACAAAGAGTTAAACCTTAAATAAGGAATTAACAATGAAATTACGAGAATATCAGCAACTAGGGATACAACTTATAAAACAGGCAATGATAGACAGTAGAAGGGAAGGTAAGCCAAGAAACACTTTACTTGCTGCGCCATGTGCCTATGGTAAAACAATCACAGCGGCGTACCTTTTGAAAGCGTATCAAGATGCTGGCAAGCGTGGCATTTTTATATGTGATCGCGTTAAGCTGGTTAATCAGAGTATTACTGCATTTGGTAAGCTGGGCTTAAACTTTGGTGTCATCCAGTCTTTCCACGAACTATACGACGCAAAAAAACCTATACAAATAGCAAGCGCTCAAAGTTTAGAGAATATGAGAGAGTGGCCTCACGCTGATTTCGTTATCGTAGATGAGTGCTTTAAGGGTGATGTTGAGCTATTAACCGAAAAGGGATGGGTTAGGTTTGATCGTTTGGGCGATGAACAGATTGCTCAATATAACGGTGAAACTAGGGGTATTAGTTTCGCTAAACCGTTAAGAAAAATAAAAAAACCGTACAATGGCAAGATGGTAAAATTTTATTCTGAAAAACTTATGAATCTTACAATGACGGAAGGCCATGAACTGATACAGTTTAGAAAAGATGGCTCTTATAGAAAAATAAAAGCAAAAGACTGTAAGTTTAATCATTTATGGGAAAATAGAACCGCTGGTTATTCAGTGATAAAAGGCGGTAAGCTGACACCAATCCAGAGACTTTGCATTGCATATCAAGCGGATGGTAGTAAGCATGGAAACACTAAGGCCGCGTTTCAATTTTCTAAAAAAAGAAAGATAGACAGATTTATTGATATTTGCAGTGATGGCGATATAAGCTGGAATGAGACTAAGCCTATACCTTGTGTTAATAATACCAAAGAGCGTAGACGATTTTTTGTTTCAAACAGCGGCCTCACAAAAGACATTGCTTCACTATTTGATCTTTCTAAAATTGGTTTGGATTTAGCTAGAGAGATAATAGAGGAAATGGTTTGTTGGGACGGACACAAGCATAGCGACAACTCATACTATTTTAGTAGTGTTGATGAGAGCGCTGTAGACTTTTATCAAGCCGTTTGTGCGTTGGCTGGATATAAGACAAATAAGACGATTCAGGTTGACCATAGGAAGGATTCATATAGCGATGTTCATAGACTTTTTATATCTAAAAATGTGGAGGGGTTTAAAGCGCAAGGAATGGATAAGGAAACCTATCATTATAAAGGTGAAGTTTATTGCGTGACTGTTGAAACCGGAAATATATTAGTTAGGTCGGGTGGTAAGGTTACGGTTATTGGGAATTGTCACAGTTTGCGGAAATCTATTCGAGATAAAATGGCAGCGTGGACAGGAGTCCCTTTTCTTGGCTTGTCAGCTACGCCATACAGTAAAGGTTTGGGTAACTATTTTAGTAAGCTAGTTGTGCCGATTGAGCCTAGACAATTGTTAGAGCAAGGTCATTTATGCCCCGTAGATTATTACGGGGGCAGAAAAGCCAGTTTAAAGGGTGTTAAAACCAAGAAGTTATCTACAGGTGGTAGCGATTATTTAGATTCTAGTTTGAAGGAAGCCATTGAAAACGACAAAAAGTTAGCTGGCGACATAGTTAAAAACTGGATTAAGCGAGCCAATGGACGCATGACTATTGCTTTTAGCCCATCCGTCAAACATTCCAAGCACTTGGTTGACTTGTTTAATGATGCAGGAATACCGGCCGTTCATATTGATGGCTATATGACATCAGAACAACAAGCAGATATTTATGAAGGCCATAGACAAGGAGATTTTCTCATACTGTCATGCTCACGGCTTCTCAATACTGGATACGACGAACCAAAGGTTTTATGTTTAATTGATTGTTACCCTACTAAGTCGATTATTCAATACGTGCAACGCGCAGGGCGAATTATGCGTACAGCAGAAGGCAAAGAGAATGCTATATACCTAGATCATGCTGGCAATGTGTCGCGTCATGGATTCGCCGAAGATATTGTGCCAGAAGAGTTGGACGACGAAACAAAAGAATACAACGAGCGTAAACTAACCAAGGATAAGAAAGAGCCTAATATTAAGCAGTGCCCCCAGTGCTATCAAGAAATGGCTGGTATTCGCTGTAATAAATGCGGCTATGAAGTGCCGATAAAAGAGCAAATAGAAACAGACAACCAAGAGTTAGAGCAACTGTTAAGCGTGGACGCTAAAGCATGGCACAAGAAAACTACGCGAGAAGATAAAGAAAAGTTTTATGGCATGCTCAAATACTACGAAAGGCAGAAAGGTTACAAGGCAGGATGGGCGGCACACAAGTTTAGAGAGCGTTCAGGTGTATGGCCTAACAGCTACAAGTCGGCACCACCACAAGCACCTGACAAGGAATTTATGGGATACATTAAGCACCTAGCAATAAAACGAAGGTACGCAGCGTGATAGATCAAACAACAATAAAAGAAATAAAACAAAGATTAAACATTGTCGATGTTATCAGACAGCACCTTGATTTAAAAAAGGCCGGTAAAAATTATATCGCTTGCTGCCCCTTTCATGGTGAAAAGACTCCTTCTTTTACGGTAAGTGAATCTAAGCAGTTTTATTACTGTTTTGGTTGCGGCGAGTCTGGCGACCTAATCAAGTTTATTCAAGAGTATAACGGACTGTCTTTCGTGCAGTCTATAAATACGCTATGTGAAATGGCAGGTATTACGGCGACAAAAACGGATAATGTATTAGTGCCAAAAAAAATAAGAGATTATTACGCTATGGATAAAGCTATCATCCTAATGGCTAAGGAGTACCAAAACAACAATATTAAATTAAGCTATTTAGATAAGCAGCGCTTAAAATTAGCAATAGGCAGGTCGGAAGGAATAGAAAGAAAATGGCAATTATAAATATAGGTTATGCTTTTTAATTTATGTATTCATATTGATGATTGTGAATTACTATTTTTATTGTTAGTATTGTTATGTGGTGAAAATGCTTAACAGTATCAGCGAAAGCTATGACGCTGGCAGAAGTAGCCACTCCATTTTTTAAAGGGTGACTTATGAAAAGATTTATGACATTTATGGGAAGTACTTACTATGCGAGCGGTGGAGCTAATGATTTTTTAGACAGCTTTAATACTGCCGATGAAGCTATTTTGGCAGGAAAAAAAGCTTGCAGTAAAGATAATCTAATAATCAATGATAATTGGTGGCACGTTTACGACACAGAAGAAAATAAAATTATTTATCCTGATGGAACTGACCGCAGCTTGGTCAAGCTCAATGTTGACAGCTAACCCTTGCAGACAGGGGCAAGCACCGAAGGTGCGCAGTCCCGCTGCTATGCGTTGTTATGTTTCGTTTACCTACGGAGTGATTATGAACAAGCTACAAAAAATGACTTACGCACTGGCAAAGGCCAGTGATGGAAACCCAGTTATTAGCACTGCTACGGTGATGCTGTTCTATTTGATGTTTAATGTTGTTGAAGCAGGAATAGAAAAACTTATTTTCGGTGAGCGCTTCGATCACTGGCTTGACCCACTATTTCAGTGCGCATTCATTGCGTATTCGGCCTACGCGGTTTGGTGGTGCGCTGTATTCAATGGCCGCAAAGAAACATAACGCCCAGATTTGCTGAAATTGTAGCGGAGCGGAAATTTTCAGAAAAAGCGTATTGTTATGCAGGAAAAAGAATGATTAAACTCGATAAGCAATATAGACGACTAAGAAAGGATGTTGTAGCCGAATACAGGCGCATAGTTACGCCTTTATTTTTCTTTAGGATTAAGCCAATAATTTATAAGAGGAATGAATATAAAACTAGGATTTTGGGTGGAAGGTATATGATACCTCCTATTCTTTTACCAAAAAGTAAAGCCTATATTAAGGTTGACTGGGTTGATAATAAAGGAAACTATGCTTTCGGCGATTTAAAGAAAAGGCTTGAAGTTGAAAATAAAAAAACAGCCAGTAATGTTTTGAGAATAACGCCTTGTTAAACGGCGGCGCCAGCCGTCCGATGGAAGCCGCGCTTTTGCGGCTGGAATGAATTTAAACAACTTGTTATAGGTAAATAGTTATGAGACTTGCACATATTTTCTTACATAATACTCTGCGTAAATGCAGATTATTTTTTCAGGTATTTTGTAAGACAGAGGAGCTAGAGCAAATGGCGACACACCCAGCAATGAAAATACAGCCAAGGGAGACAATTTTGGTTGAGCGTAAATGTATGCCAAAAGAGATAGTCCGGCAACTAAATACCAAAATATAAAGGCAATTATTATAGATATTACCTGCACTAAGACGCATATTTTTGCATGCGCGGTGGCGGATTCAAAATTTTTAAATGGTGTGTTTTCATCCGTTGCTGGAAACATGATTTTTACCTATAACCCCGCGATTAGCGGAAAACGAAACGTAGTGTAGTGATTCCGCTACATTGCATTGTTATAACATGAGGGCATTAGAAATGTTGGGATTTATTGCGACCACTACGGCTTCTGCTGCGATTGCAGAGCTTGAATATAGAAGATACTGCAAAGAAAATAATATTGAGCCGATAAGGCTTTCACCGCCGGAAATAAAGGCGCAAGAAGATGAGATTAATCCTGTGTATTTACTAGCCGCTTTCTGTTTTGGCTTGGCGTTATAACCCTTGGCTATTTGGCGCTTGCGCTAGGAAAAGTAAATTATGAAAAAGCATAGTGTAGTTTTAAACGATAAAGTAAAACAAAGCGAGGACGCGCAAGCGTCCGACATGAGTCAGTTGTTTTGAGCGCCAATAGGTCGCTCATAATGCAAGTGTTATATATTAAAATCAATTAAAGAGGAAAAAACAATGGGAAAAATAGGTGTATCACTAAAGATTGACGTGACAAAGATTGACAAGCAAAAGTTATTTGCTGGCGCTAAAGGCACGTATCTTGACGCTACGGTATTTATTGACCTAAACCAAGAAGATCAATATGGGAACCACGGCATGATCACCCAATCTGTAAAGCAGGGCGAGGATAAGAACAGCGGCGCTATTTTGGGTAACTGCAAAATATTCTGGCGTGAAGATGGGCAGCAACAACCGCAACAGCAGCAAGAGCAATTTGACAATGATATACCGTTCTAAAGGCCGTTACAGGCTAACAAGGGAAGATATAGCGTTTACAATGGAATTATTGAGCGAAGGTGTAGACATTGGCACAATAGCTTATTTTGTATTTGGTATATCTGAAAGAACATTGCTTAAGAAGCTGAGAGACTGGAAATATGGGAGAGTTTTGGATAGTAAATAGCAAGTCAAGTGCTGAGGCGTTGAAATCTCAGATTGATAAAGACCTTGAAAAACATGGTTATACAAAATACTCAGTTTATCATGGTGTAAGTGACAAGCAGTTTGGCGCGTTGCATGTTTATTGTCAGCAGTGTGCCGATGTTTTAAACGCCGCTGGTGTTGACATAAAAGCAATGACTCAAGCCATGCGGGATGGGTTCAGTGTGTGGCACACAAAAGACACTTTTAAGCAGATGGTTTACAAGCCAATACTTGAAACGGTTGAGGGTAAAAAATCAACAAAGGAACAGACGACAAAAGACCCTAGCAAAATTGAGCTTATAATAAGTAAATTTTTTGCTGAAAGATTTGGATTAGAAGCACCTAAATGGCCTACAAAGAGGAAAGATAAATGATTTATTTAAAGCGTTTTTGCGACAGTAAGATGGGGGTTTTTGGTAAACTTCATGTTGGAGATTTCTCATGCTACACAGTAGAAAGACCTTGGCTAAACAATGAGCCATACAGTTCATGTATTCCAACCGGCGTTTATGATGTTAAGTTGGGCATGTATAACAGGGGTGGTTATCCAGCATTTGAAATCATGAATGTGCCTAACAGAACACACATAAAAATACATAAAGGTAATACAATGAATAATGTTGTTGGTTGTATTGCGCTGGGAAATGACCTTGGTTGTGTATCGGGTAAATGGGCGGTATTAAATAGCAATAAAACCTATACTCGTTTTATGGATGCTCTGGAAGGCATTACAGAAACTAAGATAACTATAGAATGAAGAAAGCAGAAAAAGAGCACCTTTCAAAAGTGGCAGCGCTAGGATGCTGGGCATGTCGCAAAATAGGTTATTATGACACGCCAGCAGAGATACACCATGTATCGAAGGGTGTCGGTAAAGGCCAACGTGCTAGTAATTATGAGGTTATCCCTTTATGTCCATATCACCATCGCACAGGTGGCCATGGTGAAGCTATCCATGCTGGGCGCAAAGCATGGGAAGAAAAGTTTGGCGACGAACTAGATTTATTAGAAGAAGTTAGGAAAGAGATTGGATACTATGGCTAGTGAGCATGAGATACAAGTTAGCTTAATGGCTTGGTTAAAATTAAAGCATCCACACGCTTATAATGTGACGTATGCCACGCCCAACGCTGGCAAAAGAACACCAAGGCAAGGTGCCTACCTTAAAGCGGAGGGATTAAAAGCAGGTGTACCCGACATTTGTATAGCCTATCCGAAAGGTGGTTATGGTGCGCTTTACATTGAATTAAAAAAAGAAGGAGGCAAGCCTACTATTGCACAGAATGAATGGCTAGACAGATTATCAAATGTGGGAAATAAAGCTGTATTATGTGTTGGCTTTACCGAAGCAGCAAACACTATAGATGAATACCTGAGAGGTTAATATGAGCTGGTTAAATTTTTTTACTGGTGGTGTTACAAAATCCATCGAAAACATTGCGCACGAGTGGATACAAACAGAAAAAGACAGTGCCGAAGCAAAGGCGGTAATGGTCAAAACGCTTGACCCTAGCGGCAAAATGCGCCGCGACCTTTCAAAATTTGCTTGCATTATGTATGCTATATACCTTGTACCTACAATGATTTTAGTGCTTACAACTTCTTTTGGTATTGGTGATGTTGATGGTGCCGAAAAGGCTATGAGTCTGCTAGGCGAATTGTTTTTGCCTATTACGTCAGCGTGGGGCGCTATTGTAGGTGCAAGTTTTGGAGTAAACGGGCTAAACGCACACAAACAGAAATGAGGATATTTGATGTCTACCACCAAACCAAGAAAAAAAATCACACGACGAAAAAACAAGGAAGAAAATAAAAAAATCAATACTAGGTCAGTGAAAGCAAAAAGGTACAAGCTAAGGCTTAAAGATGATTAGCTATTTGGTTTTTGCGGTATGCTTTTTTATGCTGTTAATGGTTAAAGGAAATAAGGAATCGCAATTAGCATCCTTATTTCTTATATCATTAGAATTAATTACAGCTATTTATAATTTCTGTTTGGAATATCATTACAACTATTTGATCATGTTATATTGCATAATATCTGTATGCTTTTCTGCTTTGTCACTTAAACAAACATATAATTCTGTTTTTGGTTATATCTTATATTCTTGGGTTTATTTTTTTATTGCTATTGAAGATACAATGTATGAATATGTTTATATACAGACGGAGGGGTTTATGTATAGAAACTATACCGCAATCATGCTGGGATGCCTTGTGATATTGGCTTATTTGGTGATACATGATAAACTGGTTATATGCGCACGCCGAGCTTGCATATTTATGTGTAAGTTTCTGCGTCCTATTTGTCGTATTGGCTAGGATTACTTATGAGTATTACTTTACAAGATATAAAAGAGATATACGACAAGATAGATCAACAAAGGAACGACTTTCAAAAAGAAGTGGCCACACCCCTAAATAACCTTGCTGCAGAAGTAGGCAAACTTGTTTCTTCTTTTAATTCCCACCAAAAAGCAATGGAAAAGCAGGAAAAGGCACAATCTAAAATTACGGAAAGGCTCGAAAATGTGCAAGCGGCGCAAGCGTTAGAAATAGCCAAGCTGCGAGAGGAACAAACTAATTATAGAATAGATATAGGGAAGTCAATAACTAAGATATACACGACGCAACAAGGATTTCTGAGTGTGATCAATAAGGTAGCATTACCCCTGTTGCTGGTATTGCAATCAGCAGGGGCGTTAATAATATATTTGAAAATGGCTAGTGGCTAGGTCTATAACCTTCAATTAATGCGATAACATCCTTTTTTAACACAAACTCGTTACATTCCACTGCACAGCCTTGTAAAACAATTTTGAATAGTTGAGGGTTTTCCCTGTGCCACCTTATGATGGTGTCCTGATTCTTATTTGCTAGTTTGCATACTTGAGCTAGGCTTTTAAGACCTAATGTTTTGGCTTGATCTGATGGTTTATTGCTCATTGTATATGCCTTATTTATATTGTTCATCTTGTTTATTCTCCAATTTTAGCCATTTTTTCCATAATCAAAATGTCTAACTTTTGATATTCAGGCACTGTAAAAAAACCAATATCGTAGATATACATAATATTTACATCTAATTCTTCAAGTTCTGATATGGTTTTTGCGTTATTTATTCTGCTTTTTGCTGTTTCGTATTCGCTCATTTTGTCACCTATTTTTTGTTTGTGTTATAGAGGGTGATTATCGCCATCATGCCAACCTAGACGGTTGCCTTGGTGGTTGCCAAAATGCAAGCCTATATGATCACCCAAATGGTCGCCGATTAAATCACCGACCAGTCTAGTCAAATAGACCTCGCCGTTCTCATCAACATCAAAATCTAGATTGTCTTTTATGAACTTAGCAATTAACTGTTCTTTGTTCATTTCATTCACCTATTTAAGATATACATTAAAATAAAACTCTTTTATTCCCATTTTTGCCCAACCATCACAAACACTATCTCTATAGTCAACAAATGCAAGATAAAGGCGCTTCAACTCTTCAGGCTTTAATTCTTGAAATTTTTTGTTATTCATAATATTCACCTATTTGTTTGTTGTTTTATGTTTTACTTAGCAAGTTTTTTCTAAGTAATGGTTGTATTATACATGTGTTTTCAGATAATGCAACCATATATTCAAAATAAATTGTATTATCCTAGATAAAGCCTGATTATTGCATAGATAATACGCTACATGCTATAATGTGTTCTGTATAATTATCTCAATAGGTATAATTTCCATGAATGATCATAACGACGAGCTAACGGGTTCAGGCGTTGAGCAAAAAAAACAACGTCGCAGTAAGGCCAGTGAGCTAGAGCAACGGGTAGCATGCCTAGAGTACGCTGTTCAGCGATTAGAAAATACAATCCGAGATATGAGCGTCCAGTGTGGTGGAATCATGCCAAAAGTACTAAGAGAGAATGATCTTTAAAAGGAGTATTTCTAATGGCTATGACTCGCGCACAAAAAATTAAATCACTCCGAAAAGACAGCCTACGTGAGCTATTAGCGGAACAGTGTCGTCTACAGCATCTTGTTGAAAACCTTAATAAAATAGAACAGCTAGACGAAACAGACAAGTTCTTTAAAAATAATCTCGACAAGCTCAAAGTATCCAACGAACAGCGTTTGCGTCTATTGAATAAATACCTACCAGACCTAAAAGCTCAAGAGATTACATTGGGCGATACAGACGTGAATAGCGACCTAGCACGATTAGTACAGGCAGCGTCAAACCTAGATGATTGATTACGGCGAATTAGGTAGCAAGCTACGTGATCGCACATGGCGGTTAAATAATCTTTATTACATTAAGGATATTAACGCCGTTAAAACCTTGTTCAAGCTGAATCGGGTGCAAAAACAGTTCATGCGAGAAATGCACTCAAAGAATATCATTCTAAAGGCTCGTCAGTTGGGTATGACCACGTTCATACAGATATATATGCTAGACGCGTGTTTATTCAACGACAATTACAACTGTGGCGTGATAGCTCATAATAGGGATGATGCCAGTAAGTTTTTCAAGGATAAGATTAAATTCGCATACGACAACCTACCCGACTTTATCAAGCAGATACGTTCTGCCACTCAAGACAGTGCTAGTGATTTGGGATTCAGTAACGGCTCATCTATTCGTGTGGGTACGTCGTTGCGTTCAGGTACGTATCAATATCTGCATGTTTCCGAGTACGGTAAGCTATGCGCTCAATTCCCCGATAGAGCATTAGAGGTAAAAACTGGTGCGTTAAATACAGTGCATAAGAAAGGGCGGGTGTTTATAGAGTCTACCGCTGAGGGTGACAGTGGTGACTTTTACGATATGTACCAAACGTTTAAAGACTTTAGTTCGCATTCAGCAATGGACTATAAGTGCCATTTTTACCCATGGCATGAAGAGCCAAGCTATATTCTTGATGATAGCGTAGATATAGATGACAATCTCAAAGAGTATTTTAGTTCACTCGACATTCCACTCACTGACCAGCAAAAAAACTGGTACGCAGCCAAGAAGCGCATCCAAAAGAATAAAATGCAGCAAGAGTTTCCTTCAACGCCGGATGAAGCATTTGCCCAGATTGGCGAATATTGCGTGTATGGCGAGGAAATAGGCGAAGTGCTTAACGATGGTAGGTTGCTAGACTTGCCAAAAACTCAGAAAGTGGTGGACTTATTTGTTGATATTGGCGCTAGTGAGAAGCACGAGACTACTAGCGTGTGGTTTATGCAAGATAACGAGCCGTGGCATGACTTTGTCGATTACTACCAATGCGCACTAAAAAGCATTAGTGAAATGGTCAATGACATACGTGATAAGGGCTGGAACATTGGCCGCTGGTATGTACCGCACGACTCAACACGCCGTGACCATTCTATGATGACGTTTCAAGACAGGCTAGTTAATGCTGGTGTGCCGCTATCTAGCATAGTAACAGTACCTAGAATAGACCGCGTTCGCACTGGCATTGATGCTATGCGCACTAAGTTTGCAAAATGCAGATTCGATAAGACTAGAACTGAGTTGGGCTTCAAGGCACTGAAAGCATACCGCTACGATTGGGATGTTAAAATGGGCGTACTAGGCGCACCACGGCATGATTGGGCTTCGCACCCAAGTGATGCAATACGGCAATATGCACAGGCGTATCGTCCAGTAGGCAACGAAACATTCACACAAACGGTTACAGCTAGTGGATTCTCAGTTTACTAAGTACTACGTAGTGTTCACTGATAGCGAGATTAAGCGAGCCAAGTGGATGAAGCCAAACTTTAGGCACTGTTATTTGATACGCAAGGATTTCGATTGCCTATGGACAATAATCAATGGTGGATGGAATCAATTAAACGTCACTCAAGAATCGGCATTGGAAAACACAATAGATGAAATTTTACCGCATGAATGTACAGTAGTAGAATATGATGCGCCAATTAGCTATAAAATGGCGCATACGTTAAACATATCTAGTTGTGTGGGTGTTGTAAAATATATGCTAGGCATTAACAAGCATTTAATACTGACACCTTATCAATTGTATAAACATTTAAAAAGGGTTTAATTATGACAACAGCAATACCGGCAGTTTTAGGGGTGGGTTCAGCGGCTCACACGGCTAAACAAGGCCGTGAAGCAGCAAGAAGAGCGGAAAGAAGAGCTAAGGCGGAATCTGAACAGCGGCAAAAAATGGAAGCGCAAGCGAAAGAAGAAGAACAGCGACGAGGCCAACAAGAATCGTTGCGAGGCGCACAAGCAGCAGATGAAGCAGCAAGAGCGTCTTTTTCATCTAAGCGACGCGGAAAACGTAGCCTAATTCGCACTAACAAGCTAGGGGGTTGATATGACAAATAAGGTAGCCAAAAAAGCTGGAATAAGGCCAACTGCAGAAATTGAAGCAGAAAAGGCAGCAAAAGAAGCAGAGAAAAAAGTAAAATTTGGTAGCGCTGTAAAACGTGCCGAACAAGAGGCGGCAGGTACTACAAAGTCGCAAGGTAGGCAAAGTCTATTGCAGGCTGGTACGTTGAATGGCAGCTTAAACAAGAAGCGTAAAGGGCTGGGTGGCTGATATGAACCTAAAGAAACGTATCCAAAAGGCAAAGGCGAATGCGGATAATTTTCGCTCAATGCTCGAAGTGGCCTACGATTATGTCATTCCTGAAAAAAATGGCTGGAATCAAAACACACGTGGTAAAGAAGAAAACACGCATATTTACGACGAGACAGCGGTAAATGGCATAGTAGTAGCGTCTAACCGTATGCAAGGTGCATTGATGCCACCACAGCAAAAATGGCACTCATTCGCTAGTGGCGAACAGTTTGAAGAGGACGAAGCCAAACAGCTAGACGATGCTCTTAGTGAGGCGACCGATGTTTATTACAGCTATTTCAAGCAAAGTAATTTTGATACTGAAATCAACCCATCGTTGCAAGATTGTTTAATCTCTACTGGCTATTTGCAGATTGACGAAAACCCCATAACAGACGAACAGCCATTTTATTTCACTAGCGTGCCCGCTTATCAGATGGCACCTGAAAAGCCAATAAAAGGCGTTATAGAAAACTGTCACCGAACTATCACAATGGAGTTGCAAAGTGTCATAGACACATGGCCTGACGCTGAACTACCGGATGGTTTGCGCGATAAGTTAAGCAATGACCCTTATTGTGAAATTGAAATCTGCATATCTCAGATTATGGAGGGTAAGCAATATAAGCTGGTTGTATCCTATAAGCACAAGCCTATCTTTGAGCAAATGCGCTCATACAAGTTTATGATTCCTTTTCGCGAATCCGTAAATGCTGGTGATGTGCTTGGTCGTGGCGTTATATTGCGTATGTTGCCCCTTATTAGACGATTGAACAAGGTAGAGCAATACACACTAGAAAATGCAGCGTTAAACGTTAGTGGGGTTTATACGGGCGTATCCGGTAGCAGTTTTAATCCCTATACGGCTCGAATAGCACCCGCGTCAATTATCCCTGTGTCATCTAATGATTCGGCGAATCCTACGCTAAGGGCGCTTGATAGGGCTGGTGATGTTGGCTTAGGTAATATGCTTGTCAATGAAATGCGCGACATATTGGAAAAGGCGCTATACATTAACCCGCTTGGCGACATAACTGACCCTACCAAAACAGCAACGGAGCAAACGATTAGACAGCAGGAAATGTTACGGTCACAAGGCGCTGCTATTGGCAGGTTAAAAAATGAGCTACTTAACCCCGTTATTAAGTCAATCACTGCAATATTAAAAGAGCGTGGCTTATTGCCTGATTTTAAAATTGGTGGTGATGAAGTGCGGATTGTATTTCAATCGCCACTTGCTCAAGCAGAAAAAATGGATGATTTTCAAGCGTTGCAAACATATATAGGATTCTTGCAAGGTATAGCTCAAACGTTGCCACCTGAAATGGCTGCTATGTTTATGGCTGGCACGTTAAAAATAGAAGATATACCAAGCAAAACGGCTAAGCTGCTAGGCGTTTCTACGGGGCTGATACGCAGCAAAAACGAAGTTCAACAGTTAGGGCAGGCGCTACAAGGTGCAATGCAAGGGGGTGAAAGTGGACAGCCAGTACAGTGATTACGACTTGTTAATAAACGACGTATTCCGCGCCAATGAAAACGGCGCTAAGTTGTTGGCACATTGGAATGAAGAGCTACTCCATAGCATTGACAATGACCTAGACCCGCAAAGATTAGCATTTAGCGCAGGGCACAAAAATTTCATCGTACAAATAAACGCAACAATAGCGAGGATGTCAAAATGACCGAAGAAACAGCAACCGAAGAAACAGCAACCGAACAAACTGCAGAGACTAACACCGATGCGGTAGACAATATGCGTCCTGAATGGCACCTTGATAAATTTGAGAGTGTTGAGGCGCAGGCTAAGGCGTATGTTGATCTTAACAAGACGCTAGGCGAAAAAGGGCGCGAGTTAAACGAATTAAGACAGTCTAACGAATCATTAAGTAAGTTGTATGGTTCGCCTGATGATGGCTATGTTTTGCCTGAAATTGAGGGTGTAGAGTTTGACGAAACAAGCCCTTTGCTGCAATCGTTTAATAAGCTGGCGCAGGAGAACAACTACTCGCAGGAACACTACGAAGAGGTGTTGTTTCAATACGCTCAAGCGCAATATGATCAAGACGTAATTGACGAAGATTCTTTTAAAGAAGAAATGTCAAAGTTGGAAAACGGCGAAAAGCGCATCGAGACAATTAACAACTGGATTAGCGCCAATGTACCCGAAAAGCATAGAGAGGGTTTAGCTAATATTGCGACAAGCGCGGCCTCAGTAGAGGCGCTAGAATGGCTACTTGACAATAAAGCAGGTAAAGCCCCAGCAGAGCCTATTGAATCGGCTGGTGTGCCTACTATGTCAATGGACGAAATCTATCAAATGCAAATAGCGGTGGATAGCAACGGCGAACGCAAAATGCGCAACCCTGAATATGCCGCCAAGATTCACAAGTTAATGGAGCGCCATGTAGGTAAAGGCGAGCATCAACGTTTTGTAGGTTAAAGTTTAATGATGACAATTTTTGTCACTATGTAACAATTAACGTTATGTGTTGACAATTATTGTCATCGTGCAATAATATAATTATAAAGTAATCCGATACCTTTTCTCAAAGCCCGATTACTGTATAGACGCTTTTTTGGCCTGATAGCAGATAACCAATAGGCGGTTAAACGGTTTTTTTAATTTGGACTAGAGGAAAATATCATGTCTATCAATCTATCATCCGTGGCAGTCACGGACTTTTCAAACGAAGTAAAACACGCCTATGAAGGCACAGGTCGCCTACGTGATCTAGTGCGTTTACGTACTGGCATTCAAGCAGCTACTTATAAATTCCCAGTAATGGGCAAAGGTATGGCTCACGAGCGTGGTGCGCCTTCTTCTGATGTTGTACCTATGAACGTTAGCCATAGCCACGTAACGGCTACGCTTTTGGATTTAGAAGCGCCTGAGTACACTGACATTTTCAATCAAGCGGCTGTCAATTTTGATGAGCGCCAAGAGTTAGCTGAAACAATTGGTAAGGCGTTATCTCGCAAAGAAGATCAACTAATCATTGATCAAATAGCGGCTGCTACTTTTAACACTACAGCAACAGACGGCCAAGCGTTTGATATTGCAGCCGGTGGCGCAGGTTTTACGTTCGACAAGCTATTAAGCGTTAAAAAGTATTACGCTGACTTAGAAATCGACGAAATGCCTACTATTTTGGTTGACGGTTCAGCTTTGCAGGACTTGTTATCCGAAGAAAAGCTTACCAGTGCGGATTACCAAAACGTCCAGGGCTTAGTTGCTGGTACGTTAGAGTCATCTACAGCAATGGGCTTTAAGTTTGTGTGCATTGGTTCTCGTCGCGCTGAGGGCGGTTTGGGTTCTGGCAAGGCTTATTCTTTTGTTAAGTCATCCGTTGGTCATTGTGTCGGTACACTTGACAACTTAGTTCAAGTAAATTGGATTGCACAAAAATCTTCATGGCTTTCTAACGGAATGCTTAAAGCGGGTTCAGCACTTGTTGACCCAGAAGGCGTTGCACGCATTAACTTTACTGTATAAGGAGAGCTATCATGGCTTTTGTAAAAACTAAACTAGCCGCACAAAATGGTGCGGTACAGCCAACTACATGGACTTACGAAACAACAGACGCTATTGCAACTGTTAATAGTAGCGGTTATTTCAATGACGCGTCTGACGTTTTAAAAGTTCGTGATCTTATTGTTGTGTTTGATACTAACTCGCCAACAACTAACACTGTTAGCGTTCTTAGTAATGCGTCTGGTGTCGTCGATGTTTCAGACGGTACGCCAGTAGCTGAAACTGACGGTGATTAAGGGGGTATTGTGGCTACAGACGTATCTATATGTAGTAACGCGCTAATTCTTATAGGCGGACAACCTATACAGGCGATGACAGATAACGTCGCAGCCGCAAACCTTTATGCTACAACACTCGACCATGTGATGTCATTGCATCCGTGGTCGTTTGCTTTAAGAAGTCAAGAGCTGTCTAGGAACGCAACAAGCGATATTGCAGAATGGACTTACAGCTATAATTTGCCCAGCGACATGATTCGTTTATGGCAAACAGAACCAAACGGCGATTATAAAATCGTAGGTAATGCGCTATATTCTAACGAGTCTAAAATAGTAGCTACCTATGTGGCTAGACCAAACGAAAGTGATTTGCCGCCATATCTTATAAAAACGCTAGAATATAAGTTGGCTGCAGACTTTGCTATTTCCGTTACAGAGGATGAAAGCAGAAACACTTTATACGAGTCGAAGTATAGCGACGCATTAAGTTCAAGCCTTGCGGTGGATAGTCAATCCGCGCCACAAGCCAGTATAACGCATCAACCGTTCAACAATCCTTATGCCTAAGTCATTTAATCTGCAATCCAACTTAAACCGTGGTGAATTAGATGCCAAGTTAATTGGACGAACTGATATTGATTCGTACTACTCGGGTTTAAAAGAAGCCGAAAACGTTGTATGTTTGCCTCAAGGGGGCGTTCAGCGTAGGCATGGCACAGTATATATTGGTGCTTTAGATGCTAATGCTCGATTAGAGCGTTTTAGTTTTAACAACTCTATAGAATACTTGCTAGTGTTTTATCCGTTAAGAATGTATGTTTACAAGCAGGGAGTACTACAGACTAACATTAATGGTAGTGGAGACAATTATTTAACGACAACAATTACGGCTGACATGCTAAACGAGTTTGATTATACGCAGTCGGCTGACACTGTTATTATTTGTCATCCAGATTTAGAAACTAAGATAATAGGTCGCACAAGTGATACTGCATGGTCTTATGCGTCTATAAGCTATAGCAATATACCACAATATAATTTTGACGATAGCTCAAGCCCAACACCTACAAACGAGGTGCAATCCCTTGTTTTTGCTCATGCAAGCAATGGTGATAGATATAAATTGTCTGTAGATGATTTTTTAACGGAAGAAATAATATATTCCAGTGATACCGCGACAAATGAATCGCGCATTGAATCGGCATTACACGCGCTTGTCAATACTGGTAATCAAGGTATAGCCGTAGCTTATGCTTCTGCCAGCACCTATGCGGTTGTGTTTGGCGGTGATAGTGCTGGGCCTTATGGCTTAATAACTGGCTTTGCCATTCTCACTCAAAATTCGTCCTTTAGCGCGTCATCTACGAGAACGACAGCGGGTGTGAGCAAGGCAGAAAATGTTTGGTCTGCCACTAGGGGCTATCCAGCAAGTTCAACGTTTCACGCAAACCGTTTGTTTTTTGGTGGCTCTAAGTCGCTACCCACTACTATGTGGGGTTCAGTTATTGGTGACTATTACAATTTTAATTTGGGCAAAGGTCGTGACAACGAAGCTATTGAGGTATTTCTCGATACTGACCAATTAAACGCTATTAGGCATTTAATATCTAACAAGAAATTGCAAATACTAACAACCGGACAGCATTTTTATGTGCCCGATGATATTATTAAGCCCAGTTTAACTGTGCGTTCAATTAGTAATGAGGGTTCAGGTCTAGCCACTCCGGTTGTGCTAGATGAAGATATTTTATATGCAAATCGCACTGGCAAGCGGTTAAATACTGTTACTATTAGTAACCAATATCAACCAACCACTACTAGAAATGTCGCCATGCTTGCGCCTCACTTGGTTGATAGTCCGGTAAAGCTGGCAGCGTCAAAAGGCACAAGTTCAGAGGATGCTAATTTTGTTTATATTGTAAATTCAAGCGGCACGATGTCGGTGTTAAATACGCTAGAATCTGAGGGAGTCGAAGGGTTTTCCCGCTGGTCTACAGACGGTTTAGTTAAGTCGGCAGCGATTGTAGATGATGACTTGTACTTAGTAGTTCACAGAAGCGGCAAAGGTAGCAGCGGCGATTATTTTATCGAGAAAGCAGATAGTGAAGTTTTTTTTGATTGCGCGGTAAAAGGTAGTGGAACTAGCGTAGATATGTCGCATTTTTCTGGTGATGTTACGGTATCCGCTAAAGGTGATGGCTATAGCTTAGGAAATGGCAGTAGTTTTCCCGTTTCATATACTGCATTACAGGCTGGTTTGTCATTTACTGCATCAATAACCACTTTACCTATTAACATGGAAATACCAGGTATTGGCTCTACTGTTTCGCTGAAAAAGCGCTTGCGTCGTTGTTTCTTGCGTTTATATCAAACGGCTGGCGTGTCAATTAACGGCAATAGAATATCCGATAGGTTTATGAATGATACGGCGTTTTCCCCGCCTTCTTTATTTACTGGGCAAAAAGAAATTCCTTTATTTGGTTACTCAAGGGATGCACTAATAACGATTAGCCAAGACTTACCATTTAACATGACGATATTGAGCATCAATGCTGAGGTTAAGTTATGACAGAAATGATTGAACCGGCAGCAGGTTTGTACGTTGCAGGCCAACAGCAAAAGACTATACGTTCAGAGGCGCGTATAGAAAACTATCAAGAAGATGCAAACTTTGCTAGGGCTGAAACTCAATTTGCAGCAGAAGAAGCAAACAGACGAATGACTTTAGCTGACGCGCTTGAGTCTCAAGCAGATGCTATGGGGAGTCAGATTGCGGGTGCTGCAAGTCGTGGGGTTAGCGCGTTTTCTGGCAGTCCACTTGCTGCCATGCGAGAAACAACAAGAAAAAGTGGTATGATGGTTGATCGCTCAAAGGCTGAAAGCGCGGAAGCAAAAAGACAATTAAGTTTTGAACGTTACGGCTCAAAAACTGCAAAAGATGCAACTACCTATCGTTCACGTCAAAAAGCTAGGGCTATTAGAGGTCGTGCAACAATGAACTTTTTAGATCAAGGATTTGATGCCTTAAAAGGAATGAAAGTTAGTAACTCCAAAACAAAATAAAGTGACTGATAATGAGAAAATCATCATTTGATACTGGCGGTCAAACGGCCTTAACACAAGAGTTAAGCAACTGGTCGGCAAAGCGCAGAGCGGAAAGGTCAAAAGCCGTAACTGAACAATCGTATCAAGAAGGCTTGAAAGAGGGCATGGGTGCAAAAACCATTGAACGCAAGAAGCCGTTATTTGGTTTTATTGGTGCTGATGCCGCAGAAGCTCACAACAAAGGATTAGAAGCGGCTTACCTTGCTGGCATAGATTCGGATAATATTTCTCGAATTAATGAGATTGCCATGAAAAATGAAGGCAATGTAAAAGGTTACGACGCAGAAATTGAAGGCTTAATGTCTGGCTTGCAAAAAGAGGTTGACCCTGAGCTATCTCAAACAATTATGTTTTCTGCTAGACAGTTGGCAGATAAGCAGCGTTTAATTATTCAAAAGCAAGCATTCGCAAACCAACAAAAAGCTATTAACTCTCAGTTATTGTCATCTAGTGTTACCTATGCAGAAGCAGCAGCAAGATCAGCAAGAAACGGTGACATAGAAAGTGCCGATGGCAACATAGCAAAATACATTGCAGTGCAGAATCAGCGCTTGGAAAGCGGCGCAATTACTCAAGCAGAGTATGACATTAGTTTGCGTGATGTAAACAGAGAAGCCAATGAACACGCGTTATATGGGCAAATAGATAACATGCCTCTAAACGAGGCTACAAAATGGCTGCAAGAAAATAAAGCTGTACCGGATTGGGCTACGGCTGATGAATACGATAGCTTTTATAGCAAGGCCAGCGCTGGTGTTAATCGTCGGCTTTCAAAAGCAAACGCTCAAAAAGCGGCGGTATTATCTCAAAATAAAATAAGGTTAAAAGACTATCGCGAACGGTCTGCAAAAGGCTATGACATATCAGACAGAGAGAAGAACATTATTCGTTCTATAGATATAGACGCGTATAAACAAGGAGAACAATTAGCGTCGTTTGCACAAATGAGCCGAGAAAAAAGAGAAGCTATTGTAGAAAATTTATCGGCTATTGAGTCAAGTGACCCGCAATCTGTTTTGGATATAAAGAAAGCACACGAAGAAATAAACGCAGAAGCAGAAGAGAACGCATACGCACTAGCTGTTAAGCAAGGTAAGATTGAGCATGTTGAAATAGATATGTCGAACAGTGAATCTATTGCAGCCAGAATAGCGACAATAGAAGCAATAGAAGATGAATACGGGGTAAATACAGAAAGTATATTCTCTCCCGCAGAGGGTGAAAACTTTGCTCAAAGTTTAGTTAATGCGACTACCGCAGAGCAGGTAGTTATTATTGACGCAATAAACGGCATAGGCACAAGTAGCGGCTCGAAAAGAGTATATCAGGAGCTTTATAATAAAGGTGCTGGCGTTATGGCGTGGGCTGGCACTTCTGATAGCCAAGTTACTAGAATGGCTATTTTGCAAGGTCAAGAAGAGCTTAAAAGTGGCAATGTTACAAAGGTAACTCAAACTGAGTATTTGCCTGATTTGCAAGAAACGGTTAAAGGTGTTTATCGTGGTGAAAATTTAAAGGCTTTACGAAATGCAGCACTAGCGCATTATTACAGCAAAGGGGAAGAAGTTTATAGTCCTAGCTCTTTTCGAGATTCTATTAAAGCTGTAGCTGGTGAATTTGACGAGGTAAACGGTCGATATGTTCAGCTACCGCGCGGAGTAGATGCGGATAAGTTAGAGCGTTATTTTGAAGGTTTTAGTTCAGACTTTGTTGACCAGTTAGGCGGTGTTGCTTCAATTACAAGTAGTCAAGCAGCAATGATTATTAACGATGGAATGCCTGTATATGCTGGCACAGAGGGTGGGTTAGATTATTATTATATTGAGCATCAAAACCATAGCGATATACCGGAAACGTTAATAGGCTCGGATGGCAAGCCATTGAAAATACCGTACAAAAAAGAATGGGTTGAAAAGCAATTACAGAATATTAAAGAGGCAGCCGTAGAAGCCGGCAAAGTGTACAGGGAGGGTTTGGGTAGAGACGTTATTGCTGCACAAAAACTAAGAAATAAACTCAAATATCAGTTATTAAAGGATAAGTAAAATGGGTTTTGTTAGTGAAAAATACAATAGAGAGTATGAGCAGCTATCTAAACCACTTGAAAAAGTTAGAGAGGATGCAAGCTGGGAGGATGGTTTCCAAGCTAGTATAGGTTTTAATGCGGATGAAAACCGCAGTTATTCGGCTTTTATTAACCACAATGGGCATGAGGAAAGAATAAGAAAAATTAACGAATTAGGGATTGATTTAAAACCTTACATTGAAAAGAATTTGCGTGAGAATGGCATTCATAGGGCGAATTATAGCGAGGTTGCTAAAGATTACCCTGAAATAAAAACTGACGAGCAAATAAGACAAGAGCGAAACGAAATGCTTGCAAAGCGCAGAGCATACGCAAAAGACATAATGTCTCGCTCTCCAAGTTCGGCTGTTATTGCTGGTGATGCTATTACCATGATTACTGACCCCATTATGTGGCCTACGCTGGCTTATTCTATTCCGGTTAGGGGTGTTCAAGGGCTTGGTGCCTTGGCCAAAGCAGCAGCAAAGGGCGCAGGTAAGGCAGCGGCGTATGAAGGCGCAGCAGAGGCAGCAGTGCAAGCTATGGTGTATAGCCACAAAATAGATATAGGTAGCGAATATACCGCTGATGATGCTATTAACTCTATAGCGTTGGCCGCAGGTATTGGCGCAGGTATTGGCGCGTTAGTGCCTTTAGGTGCCAAGGGTTTAGAAAAAATAATCGGTGATGAAAATCCAAGCATACAAGACTATTTGCAAAAGCAGCTAGATTCGGTTGATATAGAAAAATTAGACGATGAAGGCTTAGAGGCTTATAGGGATGTAAGTAGACTGCATGAAATGTTAGACGGTGTACCCGCTGAAAAACAGAAAGAGGCACTAAAAGAAATAGAAGCCTTTAGAGAAAACTACGAAAAGAACACGGCGTATAGACCTGAATACAAGCAAGAGGTCGTAGAAAATGCTCCACAAGCTAACATAGCTAGTTTAGAAAAAGAAGTATTGTCTCGCGTTGGCATTGATGATTCGATAAACATTATGCAATCAGAATATGATAAGCTAGATACACGCGTTTTGCTCGATAATGAAGATAACATGATTAATGCAGATAACGTTATTGAAGAGTTAAAAAACGAATCAAACTCTATTGAAAATGTGATGAGGTGTGTACGTGGCTGATTTTGAGTTTTGCGTGAATGAGGCGCTAAAAGCTAAAGCAATCAGCAAGGACAATGCCGATTTTATTTTGAATAGCGAAAATCCTCAGCAGGCTATTGAAGAGTTAGCGTTGAATTTATCGCAAAAGCGAAAAGATAAAATGTCTCAAGCGATTGCTATAAATAAAGCATACAAAAACATGATGTCTGTTGATGACAAGGCCGAAGGCTTAATGGCCTTACAGGTTAAGTCTCAATACGCTAATTTTGAAAACGTGGAAAAGACAGCGCAAGGAATAGCAGCACTTCACCATGCAAAAAACGCTGACATGTTAAGTGCGTTTAGAACTAAAACGCTAGGCTTAACACAAGATAAAGAAGGGCTTAAAAAGCTAGTAAAACATTTAAAGGGAGAAAAAATAGATGACGCTGCTATAAGAAAATATGGCGACGGACTCAAGAAAACTTTTGACGACCTAAGAATACATTTTAATAAGTACGGTGGCAGCATAGGAAAATCAGAAAAGTATGCGCTACCGCAGACGCATGATGCGCGTAAGTTAGTTAAAATGGGAAAGGATACGTGGAAAGCTAAAATCAAACCTATGCTTGACCGCCAAGCAATGACTAACGACACTGGCAAAATACTAAACGATAGCGAATTAGACGAAGCACTTGAGTATGTTTTTGAAAGCATAACCACTGGTGGGCTTAATAAAATTAAAGGCTTGCAAGTTACTGGACTAGGAAAAAAGCTATCTAAGCGACATTCTGAAAAACGTTTCTTACATTTTAAGTCGGCTGATGATTGGATTGCATATAATGAAGAGCTAGGAAGTTCTGACGCATTTACGACGATTACCGGCCACATTGATATGATGTCGCATGATATAGCGTTAATGAAGATATTTGGCACTAATCCTAATAAGACCTATAAAGCGTTAAGGTTACAGGCTCAGAAAGAAGGTGCAAGCGCAGCAGGGCTATTAAAAGCCGATAATACATGGAATGTTACTTCTGGAAAGGTTGCAGGCGGTGAAATGCTAGGGCTTGCTGACGTATCGCAAACAGCATCCAACGTGGTAACTTCTGCTTATTTGGGCAGTGCAATTATATCGGCTTTTGCAGATTTAGGATTCCAGGCGGTTACGGCGCATTATCGCGGCATATCTTCATTAAAAATAATTAATAGACAGTTGAAAATGTCTGCTACGCAAGGCGATACTTTGTTCGCCATGCGACTAGGTTTAGGCGCAGAATCAGCAGTTAATAGGGCGCACTCTGCTAATAGATGGGCTGATATTTACGGCGTAGGCAGAAGCGCAAAAACAGCAGAATTTGTTATACGTGCGTCGGGTTTGGAAGCGTGGACAGAAGCAGGTCGACACGCTTTTGGTATGGAAATGTCGGCTTTTTTGTTTGATCAATTCCAAAAGCCTTATGGTAAGCTCGACAAGAAAACAGTAAGGATGTTTGAGGAGTACGGCATTAATTCAAAGGACTGGGATACGTTTAGAGCTAACAAGCCAATGATGCAGGGTGGCGCGCCTTATGCAGATTTTACGGCTGAGGGTTCAGAAAAGTTTAGACAAATGGTTTTTAGCGAAATGGATTTTGCAGTGCCAACACCTGATAATAGAGTTCGTGGATTTACAACGGCAGGGCTTGAGAGAGGCACTGTAAAAGGTCAAGCGTGGCGCTCTATTATGAATATGAAATCCTTTCCCATTACCTTGCTTACTACGCACGTAACACGAATGATGGTGCAACAAACGCTACAAAGTAAACTAGCTTACGGTGCAGCTTTGTTTGGCACTACTACTATTTTAGGCGGTTTAGTCATTCAGGCAAAAGACGTTGTTGCTGGTAGAGAGCCTAGAGGCATGGATAAAGATGGTAATAGTTTAATTGATGGCGAATTTTTTGCAGCAGCAGCCGCGCAAGGCGGGGGAATACCTTTGCTCGGTGATTTTATTTTTTCAGATCAAAACCGTTTTGGTGGCTCTTTTGCCGAAACTATAGCTGGTCCTAAAATTGGGCTTGTTGATGATGTTATCTTAGATTATATGGTGGGTAACGTACAAGAATTAATAGATGGTGAAGAAACGGGATTTGCTGGCGAAACTGTACAGCTTGCCAAGCAATTACAGCCTAAAATATGGCAAACAAAAATGATTCAAAATTCTTTTATGGATTGGCTAGAAACACAAGCAGACCCTAAAGCTGAACAAAAATTCAGACGCAGAGAGCGAAAAAGACAAAAGGAATATGATCAAGAACGTTGGTTTACACCATCGGCAGACCTACCACTAAGGTAAACTAATATGACAGTATCAACAGCAGACTTACGTGAAGAATACACAGCAACAGCGGGACAAACGGTATTTACGTTTAGCTTTCGAGTGTTTGGAATAACAGACGTTAAGGTATATAAAACGCCAACTGGCGTATCATTTAACGATGCCGCATATCTTACAACGGCTTATACGGTAACAGTAAATGCAGACCAAGACGCAAACCAAGGCGGTAGTATTACTCTAAACGCTGGCGCAACGGCTGGCGATAGAATTACTATCATTTCTAATGTTGCGGATACTAGGGCAACTGATTATAAAGTGGGTGGTAAATTCGACCCTGATATAGTCGATAATGATTTTGACCGCTCACTAAGCATTGCCAAGCAAGCAAAAGAGGCTATTTCACTTGCGCCAAGGTTTCAAGAATCCGCACACAACGCAAGCGGTATTGCATTACCTGACTTGGAAGCAAACGCATTTTGGCAAGTAAACGCCGCAGGGAATGGCTTAAAATCTACTTTCACATTAGATAGTAGCGATGTTTATACTATATCGGCAGTTGCACCTTCAAGCCCTGACGCTGGTGAGCTATGGTTTGATACTGCTAATAACGTTATGAAAGTTTACGATGGTAGCGGTTTTGTGCCAGCAGGCTCTTCTGTCAATGGTACATCTGAAAGATATAGCTATGTAGCAACAGCAGGTCAAACTACGTTTACAGCGGTGTACGATGGCTCATACGTTGATGTTTACTTAAACGGCGTTAAATTAGTTTTAGGAACAGACTTTACCGCTACTAGCGGCACTAACATTGCATTAAGCGCAGGCGCAGCGGCTGGCGATACTGTAGACATTGTTGGCTATGGTGCATTTGAATTAAGCGGAATAAGTGTAAATTCTTTATCTGACGCAACAACAGCAGGAATTACCAACGGGCAGTATCTGGCATATAACACTAGCAATGCTAGGTTTGAGCCAGCTACTTTACCTACTAGCGCATTAAACGATTTAAGCGACGTTACAACTTCTGGCGTATCTAATGGACAGTATTTAGCATACAATAGTAGCAATAGCAGGTTTGAACCAATAGCACCACCTAACACTTCACCTAACACTTTAGTCCATAGCGTCGATGTGACAACTACGAGCAGTCAATCATTAACAGCAAACACGCCGGCAGAAATAACAGGCTTGACTTTAACTATTACGCCACAATCTGCCAGTAGTAAGTTTTTACTAATGGGTGCATGGAATGGTGAAGGCACTCACGCAAACAACTATAACTGTATTTTTGGTTTTCAAAGAGATAATACTTACATAGGTAATGGACAAGTAGAAGGTTCGAGGAATGTTGGACGGGGTGTGATAGCACAAGGGCACTATAGTCAAGATGCCGCTACTACGCAAGATTCATGGACAGGGCAGTATTTAGATTCGCCTAATACTACCAGTGCAATTACTTATAAAGTTTATGTTAGTTCAATTTACACTCAAACTCTATATAATAATAGAACAGTTCAAGATACCAACCTTTCGTCAAGTGAGAGAACGACATCATCATTAATTATTTTGGAGTTTGTCTAATGCAACATAAAGCTATTTATAATTTATACCCTAATGTTACCGCTATTTTAGATGCAGAAGATGGATTGCAAGTCTTTGAAGGTAGCGAAGAAATAACAGATTCAATTGACTTTGAAGCAGTGCAGCAGCTATCTGACGAGCTACAGGCAGAAGCAGACCTTGACGTGTTAAGAGCAGAGCGTAATAAGCGTATTTCTCAGACAGACTGGTGGGCTTTAACTGACAGGATGTTAGGGGATGAAGTTCTCGAAGGTAGCATGACTACAGAGCAGCAAAATTACCGGCAAGCGCTACGCGATATTACAGATAATTACAGTTCGATTGACAACGTTGTATGGCCTGAAAAGCCATAGGGGGAAGTATGACATTAGCAAGAGATTTAGCAGATACAGCAACAAAAGCAAACTACCTTGATAATGTAACGGCTGACATACAAACGTCTATCACTGCTAATACAACGTTAGCCAATACAAAGTCAAAAGTTATTTTTCATAGCGTTGATGTTACGACGACTAGCAGTCAATCGCTTACAGCAGGTACGCCAGCAGAAATAACAGGCTTAACATTAACCATTACGCCACAATCGGCTAGTAGTAAGTTTTTGTTGATGGCAGCATGGAATGGTGAAAGTTCTTCCGTTTATAGCTTTGAATCAGTTTTCGGATTTAAGCGTGACTCTTCTTATATTGGAAATCCATCAGCGGATGGCGTTAGACCAATAGGCCGTGGTGTTATGGCTCAGGGTTATTATGCAGCCGAATCAACAGGAACAATGGATACGTGGACAGGGCAGTATTTGGACTCACCCAATACTACAAGCGCTATTACTTATAAAGTATTTATAACCGCAAAAGATGCTCAAACACTATACAACAATAGAACGGCAGGAGACACCAATGAAACAGGCCGTGAACGCACAACATCATCCTTGATTGTCATAGAGCAAGTTTAACCTAAAGACTTTACCATGCTATCCAAGTCGCAAAGGAATGCGTCACACGCTTTTTCGAGTTCTTTAATGTAGCTGTCGTCGCGTTTTATTCGCTGAACAAAGTATGATGCCGATGTATTGATGCGCGGGTCGAAAGAAACAAAGTCACACCATTTTCTATCCATTACCCACATTTGGCCTTGCACCTGAGCCATGTGACTTGATGGCATTTTGCCAGATAAGTAGGTTTCTATTTGCGTTTTAGTGTTTGGGCATTTAAATTCTACAAGCCCGTCAACACCTATTAAACCATCTGGCGAGCATCCAACTTTTTTATCTTCAAAATACGCAAACGCTATTTGCTCAACAGTGTTACCGCTCATAAACTCATACATCGACCTTGCTTGCGGTTCTGTTTGTGTACCCCACTCCATAGCGTCCGAGCTAAAGTGTGGCTGTCTTTCTCCGGTAACAATCTCCGCTGCAATTTCCATCATATATGCGCGTCGGGTTTTTCCCTGACCCTTTGCCATAGCATCCTTAAAACGTGATGCAGTGACAAAACCTAATCTAAGGTTTAGCCATTCGTCGCTGCTTTGATCAATGTCATTGATTATTTTCATTTTTCAGCCTATTAATAACATTATTAAATACATTTGCGGGTAGCTTATCCAGTGATTCAATTTTATAAGCAGCAGTTACCCGCTTACCTAGATCGTTTAACTCTTGCCCTTCTGGGCTGACATCCATGCAATAGGTGGATAGCTCGCTTAGTTGCTCTTTGCTAATTAACGTTTGCTGTTGGCTGTTATCGTTACTATCTGCATCCTTTGTATCGTCAGTAGCAAACAAACCGTTTAGCGCATTCTTACGTGCATACGATGACGCTGCACCAGTTATTTGCGACTCGTCCATGCCTTTTTTGGCAATAGGCTCTCGTGCATACGCGGTTGTGGATTCTAGGCATTTTTCATTATGGTATAGGCTTGCCGTTGCTTCTACATAGATTCTATCACCTACCATTACTATTTTGTCGGACAACGTTACATGGCACCCCGTTTCTTTTAATGGTGCTTTTAGCGCCTGAAGTATATCCTCACAATTTCTATATTTGTATTTACCGAACTGGTTGTATTGGCCTTTAGGTGCTTTTAATTCTTGTTGAATGTATAGTAACCTGCTCATTTTGTTTCTCCTATATGATCGCCTACGTGATAGCCTTTGTGATCGCCGTAGTGATTGCCTTCGTGATCGCCGTAGTGATCGCCTACGTGATTGCCTACGTGATTGCCGTAGTGATAGCCATCGTGATTGCCTTCGTGATAGCCTACGTGATTGCCTACGTGATCGCCATCGTGATTGCCGTGGTGATTGCCTTCGTGATTGCCGTGGTGATAGCCTACGTGATTGCCTACGTGATCGCCATCGTGATTGCCGTGGTGATTGCCTTCGTGATTGCCGTGGTGATAGCCTTCGTGATAGCCTTCGTGATTGCCGTAGTGATCGCCTTCGTGATCGCCTTCGTGATTGCCGTAGTGATCGCCATCGTGATTGCCTACGTGATTGCCGTAGTGATTGCCTACGTGATTGCCTACGTGATTGCCATCGTGATTGCCTACGTGATTGCCTTCGTGATTGCCGTGGTGATAGCCTTTGTGATCGCCGTAGTGATTGCCTTCGTGATTGCCGTAGTGATCGCCATCGTGATTGCCTACGTGATTGCCTACGTGATCGCCTATCAAGTCACCGTATAACTTGGTTAAATAAACCTCTCCGTTATCATTGACACCAAAAGATAAATTTCTTTGTATAAACTGTGCGATTAACTTTTCTTTGTTCATTTTTTTCCCTTGTGATTACGTTTGCTTAAAAAGGCCACGCTGTACAAGCCGTGGCAATGTCGCTATAAGGTGACAATAGCGACGGGGCAATTCAACTTACATATTGTAATCGTGCAATTCTTTTTTTACCGTATGCCTCACCCATAGAGGCAACTCTTCTCATAGCATCCGATATAGATGATTTGTTTATAGGTGTTTCGCACACAATCGGACTGATTTTATTGTGTGTGCAATCTGGATATTCAGCAACAACAACATATATGCTGGTGTTGTCAAGCGATTCAAACTCGTAGGCGTACACTTCTTCTACTTCAATCTCGCTTTCTAGCTCAAATAAAATAGATTTGTGTTTAGCGGTAGTAACTAAACTATCGCAATAACCCATTAAAAATTCAGTTATTTCGGATTTGGTTCCGGTGTAATGTTCGCCGTGATATTCAAATGTATATTTAATCATTTTTATTGCCTCGTTGTAGTTTGTGTATATATATATTAACACCATATTTATTTATGTCAATACATTTTTATAAATAAATATTGATAATCCAACACGCGCCTAATATAATTAGATTAGTTTTTTTACGGAGTATAAATTGTGTCAAACTTAAAACGAGCAATAAGCAAGAATCGAAAAGAGGCGGGTTTAACAATCCGCGCGTTAGCTAAAAGGA